CATGACGCTGCCCGCCAACGGGCCGCGCGGGATTTTGTTTGCCCATTGAAAGCAGGAACGCTATGAAAACAGAAGCGCAGCAAAAGAGGTTTGCATACGACGATGTGCCGCCAGTCACACCCGACAGGCCAGAGCACCGTCACCACCGCTGGTTTCGCGGAGAAGGGTCGGCGCCGACGTTCAACGTGTACCGGAACAGCGGAAAAAACTACGCCGAGCTGACGATGGGGGGCGGCGACGCCGCAGTGTGCACAGCGTGGGTGACGGGCAAGGTGGGCACCACTGCTTTGCGCGATCTGGCTGCACGCTTGCTGCGCGCTGCTGACCATATCGACGCCAACCCGGCGCCCACCGAACAAGGGGGCGCGTAGTGGAATGGTTCATCCAGCACACCAGCCCGCAGGGCCGGCAGCATGCATTCGTCACCCTGGCGCGCAGCGCCGCCGACGCGCAGGCGCGTGCCGAGCGCATCCACGGCCAGGCCATGGCCTGTGTTTGCCTGTGCCTGTCGCGCATGTCGCCGGCGCAGCGCGCGGCCTACGAGCGGCGCGCTGCCGCTGCCGCATGAGGGCGATCGGTGATGTGCTGCAGGGCCTGCCCAGCGCGCCAGACGCCGCCGATGCGCCAGAGCCAGCCGCTGCGGAGTGCCCGCACATGACTGCCGTGGCCGCCGGCCTGAACCGCCTGACGCGCCCGACACCGCGCGAGTTGGCGGCGCGGCTGCAGGCGGCCTATGCCGCCGTGGCGGCGCGCCCGGCGCGCGCAATGAGCGCCCCGGAACGTGAGCGCCTGAGCGCGCTGCGCGCGGAACTGAGCAACCCGGACGCCGCCGAGCAGTGGCGCGGCGTTGACGCGCGCCTGCGCAAGCTGCTGGTGCTGGATGCCGGGCTTCGCGACAGCTGCCCCGGCGAGCCCCTGGCCAGCATCGCCGGGCGCGATTGGGATGAATTCACCCCCTCAGAAAAGAGCTCCATCGGCCAGGCCGTGCGCCTGCTGCTGCGTGCGCTGGTGCGGCTCACGACCATCTCTGGAACCCGATGATGACCAACGACTACGAACAATTCCTGGCCGAGAAGATCAGGCTGGCCCAGTTCCGCGGCTTCGAAGTGGCCGAAGGGGACATCAACCCGGCGCTGAGGCCGCACACACGCGACATCGTGAAGTGGGCGCTGCAGGGCGGCAACCGCGCCATCTTCGCGAGCTTCGGCTTGCACAAGACGGCGACCCAGCTGGAACTGATGCGCCTGATCGGTCTGCACCGGCCGGGCCTGCGCCTGATCGTGATGCCGCTGGGCGTGCGCCAGGAGTTCAAGGCCGACGCCGCGCGCCGCTTCACCGGCGATCACGCGATCGATCTGCGCTTCATCCGCAGCGATGCAGAGATCGGCGACGAGCGCACCGTCTACATGACCAATTACGAGAGCGTGCGCGAGGGCAAACTCGACGTGGCCAAGTTCCGCGCCACCAGCCTGGACGAAGCCAGCGTGCTGCGCAGCTACGGCAGCAAGACCTATCAGGAGTTTCTGCCCGCCTTCGCGCCGGTCGAGTTCAAGTTTGTCGCCACGGCCACGCCCAGCCCCAATCGCTACAAGGAGCTGATCCATTACGCCGGCTACCTGGGCGTGATGGATACGGGCCAGGCCCTGACGCGGTTCTTCCAGCGCGACAGCGAGAAGGCCGGCAACCTGACTTTGTACCCACACAAGGAACAGGAGTTCTGGCTGTGGGTCGCGAGCTGGGCCGTGTTCATCCAGCGCCCGAGCGACCTGGGCCACAGCGACGAAGGCTACGTGCTGCCGCCGCTCGACGTGCGCTATCACGAACTGCCGACCGACTACGAAACGGCCGGTACCGAAAAGAACGGCCAAGGCCTGCTGGTGCCTGACCTGGCCATGGGACTGTCGGCCGCCGCCACGGAAAAGCGCAGCAGCTTGCCCGCGCGCGTGGCCAAGGCCGCCGCGCTGGTGAACGAGGCGCCAACCGACCACTTCATCGTCTGGCACGACCTGGAAGACGAGCGCCACGCCATCCAAGCCGCCATCCCAGAGGCGCTGAGTGTGTGGGGCACACAAGACCTGGACGAACGCGAGCAGCGCATCGTGGATTTCAGCGATGGCAAGCACCGGATCCTGTCCACCAAGCCGGTGATTGCCGGCAGTGGCCGCAACTTCCAGCGCCATTGCCACCGCGAAATCTTCGCCGGCGTCGGCTTCAAGTTCAACGACTTCATCCAGTCGATCCACCGCGTGCAGAGGTTCGGCCAGGCTCAACGGGTGCGCGTGGACATCATCCATACCGAAGCCGAGCGCGAGGTCGTCAAAACGCTGCAAACCAAGTGGCGCCAGCATGACGAGACGCAGGCGCGCATGGCCGAAATCATCCGCACCTACGGCCTGGGCCAGTTAGCGATGCAGGACACGCTGGCGCGCTCGATAGGCGTCAAGCGCACGGTCGTGAAGGGCGAACTGTTCGAGGTGGCGCACAACGATTGCGTGGAAGAGGCGCGCCTGCAACCGACCGATTCGGTCGACCTGATCGTCACCAGCATCCCTTTTGCGAACCACTACGAGTACAGCCCCGGCTACAACGACTTCGGCCACACCGACGACAACGCGCACTTTTGGCGCCAGATGGATTACCTGACGCCCGAGCTGCTGCGCATCACCAAGCCGGGCCGCATCTACGCCTGCCATGTGAAGGACCGGATACTGTTCGGCAACGTCACGGGCGCCGGCGTGCCGACCGTCAGCCCGTTCCACGCCGAAGCGATCTTCCACGCCCAACGCCACGGCTGGGACTACCTCGGAATGATCACCATCGTCACCGACGTGGTGCGCGAGAACAACCAGACGTATCGACTGGGATACAGCGAAATGCGCAAGGACGGCAGCAAGATGGGTGTCGGCTCGCCCGAATACGTGCTGCTTTTTCACAAGCCGCAGACCGACCGATCGCGCGGCTATGCCGACACACCGATCAAGAAGACCATTGAAGACTACAGCCTGGCCCGCTGGCAGGTGGATGCGCATGCGTTCTGGCGCAGCAGCGGCAACCGCCTGCTGACTGCCGACGAGCTGGCCGGATACGGCCCCGACAAGCTGGCCAAGCTGTTCACCCAGCACAGCCTAGCCAGCGTTTACAGCTACGACGATCACGTCAAGATCGGAGAGGCCCTGCAAGCGCGCGGCGCGCTGCCCAGCACCTTCATGAGCCTGGCGCCCGGCAGCCACCACCCCGACGTGTGGCACGACGTGGCGCGCATGCGCACGCTGAACGGCGAGCAGTCGAACCGCGCGGTTGAAAAGCATGTCTGCCCGCTCCAGTTCGACATCGTTGATCGACTGATCGAGCGCTACAGCAACAAGGGCGAGCGCGTCTATGACCCGTTCTGCGGCTTGGGAACCGTGCCATACCGGGCCATCATGAAAGGCCGCACCGGCGGAGGATCAGAACTCAACGCCGGCTATTTCGCCGACCAACTGCACTACCTGCGCGCCGCCGAGCGCGAAGTCAGCATGCCGACGCTGTTCGACCTGGAGGCGGTAGACGCTGAGCAGGAAGCGGCGGCATGAGCGCAACGCCAGCCATCACCTTCGGCAGCGTGTGCAGTGGCATTGAAGCCGCCAGCGTGGCCTGGGCGCCGCTGGGCTGGCGTGCGGCGTGGCTGGCCGAGGTTGAGCCGTTTGCCTGCGCCGTGCTGGCGCACCACTACCCCGACGTGCCAAACCTGGGCGACATGACCACCATCGCCGCGCGCGTGCTGGCCGGCAGCGTGCCAGCGCCCGATGTGCTGTGCGGCGGAACGCCGTGCCAGGCGTTCAGCGTGGCTGGGCTGCGCCGGTCGCTGGCCGACGAGCGCGGCAACTTGTCCTTGAAATTCGTGGAACTCGCCAATGCAATTGACCATATTCGAGCCCGCGCCGGAAACCCCGAGTGCGTCGTGTTCTGGGAAAACGTCCCCGGCGTTCTGTCGACCGCGGACAACGCCTTCGGGTGCTTTCTGGCTGGGCTTGCCGGCGAAGATGAGCCACTACAGCCGCCAGGGGGCCGGTGGACGAACGCAGGTTGTGTGCATGGCCCCCGCCGCGCAGTCGCTTGGAGGGTCTTGGACGCCCAATATTTCGGACTGGCCCAACGACGCCGCCGTGTGTTCGTTGTCGCAAGTGCTAGAGCCGGGTTCGATCCCGCCGAGGTTCTTTTTGAGTGGGGTGGCCTGCGCCGGGATACTGCGCCGCGCCGAGAGGCGGGGCAAGGTGCTGCCGGCACCATTGGCGGCGGCCCTGACGGCGGCAGCATCAGCGGCGCCGTAACCAGCAAGCGGGCCAAGGGCTCAGGTGGCCCAGCAGGCGACGAGACCTACAACATGGTCGCGCACACGCTGCGCGGCAGTGGCTTTGATGCCAGCGAGGATGGCACGGGACGCGGCACGCCGCTGGTGGCGATGCCCATCGAAATCGATAAGTCGGGCGGAAGGGCCGCAACAGTCAGCCCGACGCTTGACCGGGGCAGCGAGAAGGTGGGCCGCAATCAGGTCACGCCCGCGGTGTTGCAGCCGATGGCCTTCGATGACCGGCAGATCACCGACCGCCACAACCGCAGCAACCCGCAGCCGGACGGCCCGTGCCACACGCTGCCGGCACACAACAGCGGCCCGGCGCTGGCGTTCCCAGCGCGCCTGTCGAATCAGACGATCAGCGCGGCTGATTTGTCGCCCACTTTGGAAGCGTGCAACCCGACCGGCACACTGACCGGCGAGCGCGTGCGCCGCCTGACGACTGAAGAGTGCGAAGCACTGCAAGGCTTCCCGCGTGGCCACACGCGCATCGGATGGCGTGGCCGCGCTGCAGACGACTGCCCCGACGGCCCACGCTACCGCGCGCTGGGCAACAGCTGGCCCGTGCCCGTGGTGGCCTGGATCGGCCGCCGCATGGCGCGCCACATGGGGCAGCTCGATGCTTGACGCCGACTTCGACGACTTCGATGGCTTCGACGCCTGGGCACGCAGCGCCGCGCCGGCCAACCACTGCGCCTACGCGGCGCAATGCAGCGGCGCGCGCATGCCGCCACAAGGCAGCACCGACCCGCAGGCTTGCGAGGCTGTCAGCTGGTGCGGCATGCGCCAGCAACTGCTGTCGGGCGAGGCCGAGCCGAAGATTGAAGACGCTGCGCCGTTGCTGTTTACCGCGCCACCGCGCCGCGCCAGCCTGCGCCCGGCAAGCGTGCCAAAGGCCGATTGGGACAAGCTCAAGTCCGCCGCCCGCGCCGATGCAGCCAAGCGCCGCACCGCGCGCCTGGCTGCCGCCGGCGTGGGCATGGGCGGGCACCGCGGGCAGAGCAAATTCGCGGTGCAGTGGGGCGGGGCACTGCACGAGTGGGAGCGCAATCGCACCACCTACGCCAGCGTGGCCGACGCTGTGCGCGAGCTGTGTGACCGCGCGCCGCGCCAATGGGCGCCGGCCATCACGCGCATGGCGCAGTTGCCGCGCAAACTGGGTGATATCCAGCGCTGGGATGGCGCGCTGGCCGCCACCGAGCGCTTGGCCGCATTTGATGAGGCGCATGGCGAGGCGCTGGACTGGGTGCTGTCGGACGCAGAAATCCGCGAGCGCGCGAACGACTTGGCGCAGCGCGTAACGATGGGCGTGGCCCGCATTTACCGGGCGCACGGCGTTGACGAGACAGCGGCCGCGCGCGCGCGTGAACGCCTGGCCGCATGCGCCGAATTTGAAGTGGCCACCACCGGCAAAAACGCCAGTCAGGTGCGCCGGGCCACCGGCCGCGACCTGGGGCTGTGGGCCGCCGAAGCGGCCATGACGGAGCAGGAAAAAATGAAAGCCAACGAGCTGCTGGCGCGGCTGCGCCTGGCCTTGGATGAGGCGATTGAATACGTGGCCGCCGTGTGCGAACGTCACCGAAGTGACCCGCCCAAGCTGAAACGCCGGCCCACCGCCGATGAGCTGCAGGGCGCAATCAACCGCACCAAAGACCCCATTTGGTGGCGGCGCACGCTGCGCCGCGCGGCGGCGCGCATTGTGGAGGCGGGCGCGATCAAGCTGGGCATGGTCAACCGCCGCACCGGCGGCTACACCAGCAACGATGCGGTGCAGCGCCGCCGCCAGCAGCTGGCGCGCAACGCGGCCGGGCTGGCCAGCGCTTTGTACAAAAACGAGGCGGGCCAGATTTACACGCTGGCCGAGCTGGCGGCGGCCAGCGTGTCGAACCCGGTGAACCGGGGCGGTGAGTTGATGACGCGCATTCGCGGCTGCGAGGAATACGCTGACGCGCAGGGCCACATTGGGCTATTCGTGACACTGACCAGCCCGAGCGCGATGCACCCGATGTTGAGCCGAGAGTGGCGCGACCGCGGCATTGCCGGCGCCGCCGCCGACGACGCGGGCGAGACCATCACCGACGTTTACCGCGCGGTGAAAAACCCGCGCTATGACGGCGTGAGCACCCCGCGCGATGCGCAGACGTGGCTGGTCAAGCAGTTTGGCCGCGCGCGCGCAGCGATGAAGCGTGTGGGGCTGCAGCCCTACGGATTTCGGGTGGCCGAGCCGCACCACGACGCCACGCCGCACTGGCACATGCTGCTGTGGGTGAAGACCGAAGCGGAGGCGCGGCAGCTGCAAGACCTGCTCTACAAATACTGGGTCAACAACGACAAGCGCTATCAAAACGAGAGGGGCGCAGCCAAGAACCGCACCAACTTCAAACGCCTGACGGCCGGCGGCGCGGCGGGCTACATCGCCAAATACATCGCCAAATCCATCGGCCACCACGCGCTGCAAGAACACCTGGACAACGATGAGGCCGGCGAGCTGATGACCGTTGAGTTGGGTGGCGAGCAAGGCCACGTGCGCGTGGATGCGTGGGCCAGCACATGGGGCATCCGGCAGTTTCAGCCCATCGGCCAGCCCAGCGTGACGGTTTGGCGCGAGGTGCGCCGGGTGACGCAAGACCAGATCGAGGACTTGCCCTGGACTACCGGCGCGCAGGCCCGGCTGGCGTGGAACGCGGCGCAGAAAATCGGCGACAAGCCGGCCGACTGGGCGGGCTTTATCCGCGCCATGGGCGGTGTGTGCTTGCCGCGCGGTGGCTACAGCCTACAACCTGCTCGGCGCAGCCACCGGCCACTGAACCGATACGGCGAAACCGCCAAAGCGGGGCGCATTGTGGGGGTGTGCACCACGACGGGCAAGTGGCTCATTTCACGGCGCCTGAACTGGCACCCGGTGCGGGGCGCAGAGGGCCGTGAAGAGGCCGAGGCCAAGGCGCGGGTGTTGCGGGGCGAGACGCCTCAAGATGAGACGGCGCGCGCCGCGAAAGCGGCGCCTTGGACTGGTTTCAATAACTGTACGGCCCGCCTCGATCAGGGCCGCCCCAATTGGCTCTGGAAAGAGGACGTCGAGCGCGCCGAAGCCCAGGCTGGAGCCGACAAATGGGCCTTCATCGGCCGCTACCTGCGCCAGAAACACACCCGAGACCTCAAAACCTTCGGCGCCACCGACCAAGACATCGCCCAGGTGGCGCTGCTGCATGCCCGCGAGCTGCTGCAGCGCATGCGCTGGACGCTGCCGCAGGCCCTGCGGGCCATGGAAACCGACGGCTGGACGCGCGGCGGCGTGGCCACCGAAGAGGCGCTGTGCGCCTAACAAATTTCAACCACCACCAGGAGAAAAACCATGGGATATAGCAACAGCAACGGGTTGCAGCTGGGGGCGCTGAGAGACGCGAACCGCGCCCGGCTGCCTCAGTTCAAGAACAAGCACGGTGAGCTGGCGCACAGCCAGCCAGATGGCAGCGACTGGACGCCGGCGCAATGGCTGCAGGCCGTTGTCGGCGAGTTGGGTGAATACGCGAACGTCCGCAAGAAGTTTGAGCGTGGCGACCTGACGCTCGATGAATTCCGAGAGAAAGGGGGCAAGGAACTGGCCGACGTCCTGACTTACCTCGACCTGTTGGCGATGCGATGCCTTGACGTGCCGGGTGCGCCGCACCAAGAGGGCATCGACCTGTCCGAAGTGACGGTCGACAAGTTCAACGAAGTAAGCGAGAGAGTTGGCTCAACTGTGGAGCTTGAATATGACGACTGGCGCCTGGCGCGAGTGTGGAGAAAACCATGAAGCCACCACGCACCCTGAGCGATCACCCAGAAGGATCGCTACTCAACCCAGACTTCCGCTACGTGCCAGCCGCCGCCACCGATCTGCGCGCGCGCTTCGCCCGCATGCGCAAAGAGCTGGGCCAGCCAGCGCCCAAGCGCGCACCACAGCCGGCCCGCCGCTCCATCGAGCGCGCCCGGCGCGAGCTGGCGCGCGGTGATTTTTTGACGCTGACTGCGAAGGGTGGTACTGCATGAAACGCATCTACATCGCCGGCCCCATGAGCGGCTGGCCCGACAACAACTACCCCGCATTCAACGCGAAGGCCGAAGAGCTGCGCGCCGATGTGGTGCTGGTCGCGGTCGGCCGCACCCCGAACACGACCGGCCTCAACCTGGAAGCCGCCGGCATCGAGATCGCCTCGCGCCAGCCGGCCTACTCGGACCGCGAGAAGGCCTAC